GAACGGAAGCGGTGCGGTCGCACCGGTTATCAATATTATCAATAACAGTCAGTCGAATGTGAAGGTGCAGTCGAGCAGTTACGATAACCAGATGAAGAAGTACATCATTAACGTTGTCGTCGATGCCGCAGAAACCGACGAAGGCGGCATGGCCAGAACAATTCGCAGTATATCGAAGGGATAATTGATATGAGAACATTTCCCACGGATCAGATTCCGCATCCCGTAGTATCGCTCGCCACAAACGCGGGCGATACGTACGTTGAGAAGATGACTGATAATACGGTCGAATCAAAAACCGATGCGGGCTACCGCATCACACGACCTCGAAACACACGAACGCCGAGGTCCTTCCAGTATGCCTGGACGTGTCTTACGGAAGCTCAGAAGAATGTACTGAGAGACTTCTGGAAGGCCGTTCGTAAGTCCGACATGTTCGTGTTCAAGGATTACGATTCAGGCGATACGTGCACGGTACGCTTTGCGAGTGACTGGGAGTCTCACTACTCGCACCCTGAAGGATACTTCGTATCGCTCACGTTTGAGGAGGTGTAGCAGATGAAGGTATGGGAGACCGCGGCGATACTCGAGAAGAATAAACTCTCGTCCGATGCGCCGTTCTTACTATTGTTGAAGCTTCATCATGCGGACCTTCCTGAAGATATTTATTTAGCCAGGAACACAGAAGACGTCATGTGGTCAGGTCGAACGTGGACCCGCTTCCCGTTCAGTGTGACGCCTGTCACGACGGACGGTACGACACTGCCGTCTGTCAAGCTCACGGTGTCGAACTGCGGCGGTATCATCCAGTCGTACTTACAGCAGTATGGCGGCATGACTGACGCCGAGGTCACTTTATATATCGTTCATACGAATCTCTTGAGTAGTGATGAGCCGCTTGATCAGCTAGACTTCACGTGTCTGTCAACGTCTTATGATGAAGCCTGGGTCACGTTCACCCTCGGCAGTAGTCCAGAGCTGTATAACAAATTCCCTCTCGATACGTACATGCTCGACTTCTGCCCGTTCGTATTTAAATCCATTCGGTGCGGTTACGCCGGTGCTGACAAGCCTTGCAATAACACAATTAAAGAATGCCGCATCAAGGAACGCTTCGGGGGCGAACAGGGGATGACGGGCAATTATGGCTAAGGTGGACGACCTCATCGGCGTTCCGTATGTAAACGGGGGACGAAGCGTAGACGAGGGTCTCGACTGTTGGGGGCTCGTTCGCGAGTATTATAGGCGAGAAGGGGTAGACCTTCCTGAGATTCTCATCGATGCCGAGAACACCGATACCGTCATGCGTACTGTCGATGATACGAAGGCACGATGGCAAGAACTGAGCGGACCTGAGATAGGCTGCGTCATACTGATGCGGCTCATCGGTAATCCGCTTCCGAGTCACTGCGGCGTGTACCTCGGCTACGGCGAGTTCATTCATGCCATTGCCCCTGCCGTACAGGTCGACAGACTATTACGGTGGGGACCTCGTGTTGTCGGATTTTACAAGCCCAGAGAAGGAGCATATCCGAATGTTTGAGATTATAACAGTAAAAAATATATTAACGGGAGAACAGGAACGACAGCGATATACGTACGAAAGCAAGCGGCTCATCGATATTGTCGATATTAAGGGTTTACTCGTATTCGTCAACGGATCGCTTGTTGATACCCCGTACGGTTACATCCCTCAAGACGGTGATCAGGTCGTCCTGACCGCCGAGCTCGAAGGCGGCATGAAGGGAGCCTTGGGGTGGATTTTACAGATAGGCCTTATGGTCGCTGCTCCGTATGTAGGCGGTTGGCTTGGTATCACGGCCAAGTTCGGTCAGGCCTTAGCTGCGGGTGCGTTTATGATACTCGGCGGGAAGATTATAAACAGCCTATGCCGCGTCAATCAGGCACACGCTCAAGAGCAATCCTCGTCTCCGACGTACGGGTGGGATCTTCCTCAGATACAGACACACGAGGGCGGCCTTATTGGTGAGACCTTCGGCGTTACCATGCCCGCGGGTCAGTTACTCATGTATCACGTCGAAACGGAGTCAGAGACCTACAAGCTCACTGACGGAGCACTTACGAATACGCATAAGTACAGTGGCGAAAAAGACGTACAGTATCTTAATGTGCTGTTTAGCGGCGGTTACGGCCCTGTAGACTCTATCGAAGATATCCGCATCGGCTATACGCCGATAGAGAATTTCGAATCCGTACAGATAGAAAAGCGGCTCGGTACGAATGACCAAGAGCCGATATCGTTCTTCCCGAACACGGTCGCTGACCAGTCGATCGACCTTGACTGTAAAGAAGGAGCGTCGGTCATAAGAAGTACGGACTCTGACCAGTGCAACGCTATTGAGCTTACATTCACTTGGCCCGGCGGGATATACTCGACGAATGATAAAGGGAACTTCACGAACCTCACGGCCCGCTTTACTATCGGCATTCGTAAGACAGGCAGTCGGGACGCCTGGCTTGAACAAGTGTGCGCCGTTACAGCGGGAACGAATCAGACGGTCCGTCGGAGCTTTAAATTCGAAGGGCTCGAATCGGCACGGTATGACGTACGAGTGCTGCCGACTACCATGCCGATGACCAGTCGGCAGAATGCGATGATGCGGTGGTCGACTTTATCGACTTATATCAACTCAGGCCAATTCGTGAGACCGAACAAGGTCCTCATCGGGCTTAGAATTAAGGCGACGAACCAGTTAAACGGGGGTATTCCGAACCTGAACTGGCGGCAAAAGCGTATGCACGTCTTGGTCTTTAATCCTCGAACGAGACAATATGAAGAGAAATCCGCACAGAATCCGATATGGGCGGCTTACGATATTCTTCATCATTGCCGCAGACTTAAGAACATCACGACAGGTCAGTTCGAGTATGTAGTCGACGGGTGCCCTGCTGACCGCTTCAGTAAGTACTTCGACGAATGGCAGAAGGCCGCCGACTACGCCGACGAAATGGTCGACGACGGGAACGGCAGTACGGAACGACGATTCCAACTCGATGCTTTCTTCGACACGAAGCAGAAGAGATATGAAGCGGCCAATAAAGCCGCTCAGGTCGGACATGCGACTATCGTGCGACACGGCGTAAATCTCGGTATCGTCGTCGATATGCCCGGTACGATGAAGCAGATATTCGGAGAAGGTCGTACGACAGCCTCGTCGGTAAGCGGCAGCTTCTCATCTCGTGATGAGAGAGCTAGAAGTGTACAGATTACGTATAACGACGAACAGCGAGACTTCAAGAATACGGAGTTCTTCGTCCGATCCGCTCGCTATGCCGAGAACAAGAACCTTCAGGACAACACGGCGAACGTGACGCTCTTCGGTGTGTCTCGTCGCTCACAGGCTCACCGTGAAGCCTTATACTACTTGGCCACAAACGAACGACAGCTACAGACCATTCAGCTGTCAGCAGACGTGAACGCCCTGGTGTGTGAGTACGGCGATATCATCGGTGTCGCTCATACGGTGCCGAGACTGGGACTTGAAAGTGGTCGCATAGTATCCATCGACGGTAACAAGGTAACCCTTGATAAAGAAGTGACGCTGACCGCTTCGGAAGTCTACAGTATCATCGTTCAGCGTTCAGCCGATGACGCGTTGGTCACAAGAGACGTGCTGCCCGTGTCAACGGATACAACGACGGATACGATTACCGTATCTCAGTCATTCGGCACGGGTGATGAAGTCAGTCAGTACGATTGCTATGCCGTCGGTATTAGAGATAAAGTCGTAAAGCCGTTCAGGGTCGTGAAGCTCGAACAGGATAAGGACCTCAAGATGACGATTACGGCCACGGAGTACGACGAAAAGATATACGAGCCTGACTATACTCGGTATCCGATTATCGACTACAGTAAGCAGAAGTCAGCCCTTCTCAAGGCCCCGATTAACCTCAAACTGTCCGAGGAGAATCTGAGAGTCCAGGGAAGTGGCCGTAACAGTATCATTCACTGCTCATGGCAGATGCCCGAGAACGCTCGGTTCGATACGTTCCGAGTGTCGTATTCTACTGATAACTATAACTGGACAGACGCTCCGACGACGAGGGCCTTATCACTGGACCTCGAGAACCTAGAGCCTGACCATACCTATTATGTGCGGGTTCGTGCGATACTGGACGGATTCGAATCAGCGTACGCTTCGGCTCATATCGGCGTATCAGGGAATATTCTGCCCGCTACACC